AGTCAAGTGTACACGATTCAACTCCGTAAGCGAGCAGAATATATCGTACTGAACTATAAACACACACGGTTAAGGAACATGTGCGTTCCTAGGGGCTAGTCAAACCAAATATTTTAAAAACATAACAAACAGGAGTTAGAATGAATGAGTTTTACTCAACATTAAGAAATGAGGATTACAAACCTTATGTAGAGACAAAAGGTGGAGGTAATTTCTCAGCTGATTATGTATCTTGGGCAGTAATGCATGACTATTTGAAAAGAAATTTTCAATATGTCAATTACAAGATACACGAATACACCGTAGCAAAAGAAAATGGTACTAAATTAACATTGCCATATATGTTGCTGCCAAATGGAACAGCAATTGTAAAAGTTACGTTAACACTAGAAGATAGTAGTGGCGATAAACATAGTCACGAAGAATGTCTAGCAGTACGTAATTTTAAAATGAGTGCTGAAACATCTCCAGATGCAGCACAAGTAGAAAATACTATTAGACGTTGTATTGCAAAAGCTGGTAGTATGCTAACTGGTTTCGGTATTGAATTATGGTTTGGAGAAGATATCAAAGATCTAGACTACAGACAAGAAACATTGTTGAATGGTAAAGTACCTACGGATGGACATATTACTGTCGATCAAAATGTAAAATTGGATCGCTTAAGTAGAGACCCAGTATTCAAAGGCACAGATACTTCTAAAAAAGTTCGTGCATTGATCGATACAAATCCAACTGAAGAAAAAGCTGAAGCTGCTATTGTAAAATTACAAGAAAGCATAAAGAAACTAAGAAAAGAAAATAAGGAGGCCAAGTAATGGCAGGTGGTTACGAAACAACAGCTACTGTTAAATCTGCAAAGATAGAGTATGATGTTGAGAAACAATGGGGATCATGGAACCCCACATTTGACATGTTCTTGACAGTCACATATAATGACGGTCAGGACTGGGACAATGAAATAGAGATCTATGGAAATGTCAAAAGAGACATTGGAACAGAAGACCCTAAATCTTGGGGATCTGCTTTCAAGGTCAAGGTATTCTTTGAATCTGTATTCAATGAGAAAGATATATTTATGAATGATGACTACACAATACCTGATAAATGGTTAGACAAGACCATTGGTAGAAAATTCAAAGTATGTAAATACAAAACAACTAAAGTAAAAAAGAATGGTAAACATTTCTGGGATACATATAAAGTTGTTGCATCTGCTAATGCTCCAGAGGGCAAACTAAAAGAAAAGGTTCTTAAGGACGTAGCAAATGGATGGATAAAGAATTACTTCAGTGAAGACATTGATAGTGATTTTAATGCATCAAGTCAAAAACCAGTCGAAAATAAAAAGACTGATTCCGTAGATTTTGACTTGGATATTTGATCATGAAAGTACCAACCGTAAAGTTTATCATTAAAAGATGGTTGCGAAACAGGTTAGATAATGGTCTTGATCATGTGGCTTCACATGAAATAGAGACCACTTTGGTTGAGTACGGTAAAGAGTACTGGGGGAAACTACACACCCCCAGTACCTATTCACGTGCTTGGAGAAACCTGAAAAGCGGAAATGAACTTGATGATATAGATATCGATAAAATAACTGAGATCAAAAACAATAGTGCGGAGACAACATGGAAACTCATAACTGGTACTTAGAGTATGCCGTATCGGCAATAAGTAACAGAAATCATTTGTGCAAACTAAATGATTTTCCCAGTATAGCAAGTAAAAACAAAGGTTCAGAAATATATAGGAGTATGTTCTTGTATCATTCTGATATTGTTGATTTTGTTGCAAAAAACGGTACTGTAACAGGATTTAATGGTGTACAAGGTGTTGATAAACTTGTAATTGATATTGACTATATCAAAAATGACAATAACAATGGCAACCAAACAAAAAATAAAGTGTTGGATGTAATTGATAGAATGTCCAAGTTATTAATAGAACCTGAACACTATAATATCTGGTTCTCTGGTAAAGGCTTCCATATTCACTTAGGAAATGTATATGGATTTGAAAATTCAAATGAACTTTCTAAACAGGTAAGGGCTACTATGCAACGTGACTTTGGCGAACATATAGATATCATATATGATAGCAGAAGATTGATACGTGCAGGACACTCTTATCACAAAGGTTCTAGATTATTCAAAATACCATTAGCATATAGTGAATTAGAAGAACTTGATTATGTAGATATAACAGAACTGGCAAGGGATGTTAGAACTGATTATAGACCACATAAGATAAAACAGGAAAAGGTAGATAGCTTAGATCCTATGGATATGAGCCGTAAGAACATTGAAGAGGTACGTAAAGTATTCGACAATGCGAAAGGATTATCTACCAGATATATCACATGCGTACAGCATATCTATAATGCTGGATATGTACCAAATAACAGACATAAGCATTTACTTGCTTTAGTAAGTATTTGGAGAAAGAAATATGCGTTTGATAAGGTAGCTTGCGATCATCTTGCAAGAGCCTACATGGCAAAGATGAACGATCCACTACCTTCTGTTGAGACCAGTAAAATAGTAAGTGACGCATTTAAAAACGATTACAATTACGGTTGTAATCATCCTGTACTACAGCCTTATTGCGATAGCAAATGTCTTCTATTCAGATGGAAAAATCTTGATGAAGAAAGCACTATAATGAATGCAGAAGATATGACCAATAAGCTGATAGAATATCTTACCACAGATTATACTGATAGATCCTTTGACCTAAAAGACATCTTTCCATTTATGCAAAGATCTCACATGTTCACAACAGGACAACTTATCACTCTTATAGGTGATACTGGTTTAGGAAAAACAGCTTTCTATCAATATCTAATAGTCAGATTACAGAACATTAAAACATTATTCTTATCATTGGAGGTAGATGATATCACAATGACCAGAAGATTCTTACAGGCAGCTCTTAAAATGTCAAAGTTAGACGTTATAAGTGCCTTTAAGAATAACGATAAGGATATCATTGAAAGAGGTACAAAAGCTATAGATCATATACAGCTTGAAACAATGTGCCCTGATATTGATGACCTATCTAGTGTTGTATCTGAATCTGGTGCAAAGATAGTTGTAGTAGATACCATAGATCGAGTTAAAGCAAAGTATGCTGGTAAAGATGACTTTGCAAGACAGGAGATCATAGCTAATGGTCTGAAAGACATGGCAATGAAAGAAGATGTAATGGTATTAGCAGTACATCATATCTCTAAATCTGCATCTTATAATTTCAAAGAAACAAATACATTGGACGTACATAGCGGTAAAGGCAATAGTGCCATAGAGCAAAAATCAGACCAATACATTGCGTTCCAAGGTAAGGAAATGACCAAGAGTAGATTAGTAAAGTCTTTAAAGGCTAGAGATGAATCAACATTTGAAATACTTCTCAATTACAATTGGGAGACTTTCACATTTGATAAACGTAACTAATGATAGGGCACGGATTCCTTTATTTGTGCCCTATTTACCACATACCGAGGAGTATAGTATGGCAGTAGTAGAAATACATATAGAAAATGATAAAGTACAAAAAATAGAAGGACAGGACGCCTATGTATATGTACATGATCATGATATGAAAAAAACAACAACAATGGTATTCAATAAACAGGAAGAAAAATATGACAACTGGAAGAACTTGGAATCTGCTAGGCTTAGAGGTTCTGAAGAGAGTATTAACGAAGGAGAAGAATAGAGTAAACTATAGAATAGTATTATTTAAAGTATTTTTACTGGGTATAGGTTATGCAACCTTACACGGTGAGAATATTCACATAACGATAGGAATAACAAAGCTAGAGATATTCACATCGTTCACAATAAAAAAGAGGTGGTTAATGTAATGAAAAAACTAACGTTAAACATAGCTAGTAATAAAACAAAAGAACTTATAGGTTACTTATCAGATCTAGAGGCCTCTGATAGAGATAGAATGTCTAGTAGTGGTAAGGAATATATGGATAAGATATGGAAACTATTAGGTTTGCCTACATATAATGAATTACCAACTCACATGGACAAAACAATGGAAGAACTTGAACAACATTATGATGACATTATAGCAAGTGATTTCGATGAGAATGGAACATTAATAGAGGAGGAAGAATAATGAAATTAATGGACGAAAATAATAGAGCTGTTGAAGATATATTTATTGAGTCAATCCAAAAGATAAGTAGGTCATTATCAGTATTCACCTATGATAATGATAATTCTATCACCCAAGGATTGTTTGCAATAAGTGCTTCTATTGATAAACTATCTAAATCTGTAGACGACCTAAGGAGAACACAACATGGGGTATAGATCACAAGTTATTGCTGGTGTACCCAAGAAAGATAAGAAAAAAGCTTTAAATATTATCAAAGATTGGGATTGGATATCAGAAGAAAATACTTATAATCCAGAAGACAAAAGAAAATATGTATACTTTATGGCTGATTGGTGGAAATGGTACGATGGATATGATGAGGTTGATAAATTCAATCAATTTATAGATAAAAGTAAAGATAGATTCTTATTAGCAGTAGGAGAAGATGGTGCTCTAGTTGCAGAAATTGGAGAACCATACGATCATGGAGTTTATCGAGTCTCATCTATTAATGAAGAAATTGATTGGAAGGAACATAAATCATGAGCGGCAAAGCACCAAAGCAAAAAGGAAACAGGATCGAAAGAGAATGTGTCAATTTAGCTAAAGAACATGGATTTGAATCTAAACGTGCTTGGGGATCTGATGGTAGATCACTAGGCTGGCATGAAGAGGTAGATGTAGTAATAGAATTACCTTGCAAAGGAAATGTAGTAGAAAGCCATCCTTTTAAGTTTCAAGTAAAAGGTCGTAAAGCTATTGCAGATTACCTTAAGCCATGTGATGAGGTATACGGACAGATACTGAAAGAAGATCGCAAAGAACCATTAGTGACGATACGATACAAAGACTTGTTAACGCTCTTTAAGGGGTTAACAGGCTAACCCTCTTTGTCTGAACATTGGATTTTCCATAGGAAAAGACGGTTAAGAAAAGAGGATGACAAAGCTTAGGGGGCAAGGTTGGTTCTGAGCCCCCTA